GTTAAAATATTAGTTAATCTTAATCCGACAATAGCATCATCTGAATTTGATGTTAAAATAGCTGTTTCACTATTTGTTACCAATACTCCAACCGATTCAAAATCTTGTGCCATTTATCCTCCTTATACTATAATGCGATTGCCATTGCCGTAGCAAAGCCTTTTGTCGCTAAACTATCTGCATCAACTCCATTGATTGTAGAAACCTGCAAATCATTTAATGTGTTATAAATTTCATCCGAACCGTCTACATAAATAATAGCGTCTCTTCCTGCTGAAACTGTATATGTTGCCGCACCTGTTCCTGCCGTGCAAATAATATCATTACTATCTCCAGTATTATTTAAAACATAATACCACATTAACTTATTTGGGAATGTAACTGTGCATGTGCCTCCTGGGGTTCCAGTAAAATTTAAAATCTTACAACGTCCATCTTCTTGTGCATAAGAAGTTGGGTCATTTGTAAAAGTTAAAGTCTTGGTTCCTCCAGATAATGTTACGCCAATATATGCATTGACCATATCATCAATACGTTTTAAATTGTCGTTAGTTTCATCACCCCAAGTGTTATCATTTTCACCTGTGGTCATTAACCGCAATTCCGCGTTAGACCATGTTGAAGCCATATGTTACTCCTATGCTATTCTTAAAATAGCTGTTGATGCACCTGCTGCTGGAAATTCAATTTTGAATGTGCCCCCTGCTACCGAATAATCGGCACCAAAGTTAATTGTCATTATTGCTGAATTACTATCACTTGAATTGTATATAATGCACCCACGTGTTGTAAATGTAGCAGATGTCCATTCGGTATCTGCAAAATCTATGTATGCTGTTGTACTACTAGAAGTTGGTGCTATATTTGTTAATGAATTTCCACCTGTTGAATATCCACCTGTCGCAGCCAACTCATCTGAATTACCAGTTACATCTGAATAATTAGTAGTTGCGACTCCATAAGTACCTGTGATACTTGCAGCCGCTTTCATTAAAGCACATTTTATTGTGTCAATTCCAACATTAAAATCATGATCGCCTTCAAGTAGCTCAACTTTAAAACTAGTGCATATTGCTGATGTTATAGCCATATTATCCTCTTGTTCCTATTTCGCCTTTGACGTTTTCATCGGATCGTTTCCTCCCCTGTTCCTGAGCTATAAATGTTTGTAAGGACCTATCATATAAGCCCTGATACCTATTTAATAAATCAGGCGTTTCTTTCATATAAACAGCAGCTTCAACTAAAGAGCCGTTCATTATTACATCAGGAGCATAGTCTCCAAGATACGAATTTGCATTTCCAGATCCCAGTCCTGTTGGTAGTATAGTATACCCTATTTCTAATGTAGTGTCAATAGTTGGTCTAGGTGAAAATATCCATTGCATTCCTCGATCAGATGATGAATAAGTACCCTCTCCATATAATGAGTAATATAAAGGTGTACCACTCACCGCTGTTGAAATATCCTGTGTATATTCTCTTACAAATGATTGATCTTTTTCCATTAGAAATTCACCTGTTTTAATTTTAATATACCGTGTAACATATAAATCCTGTGGTATATCATAAAATCCATTATTTGCCGATAATGTAATGTCAACAGTTTTGCGATAAGCTGAGATATCAGCTTCCCTTACAATTCTTTCTTCTGCCAACTGAATGCATAAATCAACAGGGGCAACACCAGAGCCTGTGGCTGCGGTGAACTCCGTTGAATCATTTTCAGTCCAATCTAGAATTGACTGTTTAAGCTGTACGTATGTTAATCCCATATTATTGACCCCATGTATCGTCACCCCAAGCAAACATGCCCCAACTTGGAGAAGTTACTCCTATTGTACCTTGTTGTGCTGTCATAGTCAAGGCTGTTGCATCAATAGTAACAGTTATCAATGGATATGCATTTACCGTTCCTTGTGCAGAAGTTGCCTCTATTCCATCTGGTATTTCAGTAGCTGAGAATACCAACGTACCTTGAGAAGCAGTTACATACATTCCATCTGGAACTTCAATTCCTGGAATTATCACAGTACCAGGACCCTCAGCAGTCATTGCTATGCCATCTGGAACTTCTGCTAAACTAATAACTGTGGTACCTAAAGCACTTGTTGCTTCTATTCCCGTTGGAATAGTAATAATATTAATTATTACGGTTCCCTGACTAGATGTTAATTCAAATCCCGAAGCATCTTCAAATAGTGAAATGTTAACAAAACCTTGCCAAGTTGCCGCCTGTCCTGAATATTTACCATGCAATGGTCCAAGCCTTACAGTTGTAGGAACTGAATCATTGTCAGGACGAGGATTATATAAAACATTACCACCTGCGGAACGTTTTAAATATTTTTGTGGATCAAGCTGTGGTTGCTTAGCTTCCCACTCTTCTTTAGAAACTCGTGCGCCTGTCCATTCAGTACGGGCATCCTTATATTTTATTTTCCAACCAGATCTATCACTGATTAGAACCGCATGTTTTCCTTTTGCGTATCTAGCCATTTAACCTACCTATATATGACTGACTTGTGGCTGTACTATAAAACTTACTCGTTCTCTATCTTCTTCTCTTGCCAATTCCCAATCTTGATCATATAATGGTTTCAACACTGCCAATCTATCAGGTGCTTTTTTAACGGCAAGTTCTACTGCCAAACCGCTAATCAATGCAGGTAAATATCTTTTAGGTATTTCAGGATTTTGAGCATAGTTTGTAGTTACGTCTTGCGCGTACATAATAGTCCAACCAACATATTGATAATAAGTTTGATTTGGAACAGGCCATAAATACATTTTATGTGTAGCTGATCCTGTTGAATCAAATTGTGCATTTCTTTCTAATGAAAATTGAACAGGCTTTCCTTTAGTCCATTTATCTGGAATCGCCATGTAATCATCAAGACTAATACGTTCCATTGGAATGTCATTAGGTTTAGTAGCATCTTCATTATCTCTTATAGAACCATCCAAAACATCTGCATGTATGGATGAATTAAGAGAAATATAATCCTGATCCTTAGTCATGTTAGCTGTATGAAAATTTAATGTAAATAAATGTACACCTTGATTGGCCCATTTAGTTAATAATAAATTTAAAGAACGTCTTGCCGTTTTTAAATCATATCCAGTTTCAGGATCAGAACCAATTCTTTCATATGCTTCCTGTATAATTTCACCAGAATCTAAGTTAAAAGTATAGGTACCCGAAGTAGCCATTTAAATCCTCCTACATTAATGAACGTGTAATCACCCATAACAACTGGCCTAATACCATTATACCAATTGTGTACATAACCTTATTAATCGTATTTATTTTTTCTTCAATATGTTTTAAATGATTATCCTTGATTATGGATATACGTTCGCTAAGTATTTTTATTTCACTCTTTAGCTCAGTAATCTCTAAATCATATTTAGATATATCCTGTGCCATTTTAATTCCAATAAACTAAAGCGTTAGAACCAGTACCTGTTACTGCAACAAATAAATTTGTAGCTACTTTTACGCCACTATGTGGAACAGTAAATGAAGCACTTGTATTTGTTAAAGCAGTTAATCTTGCCACTACTGTACCTGATGCTGAATTGGCATCATATACAATCGCAGTGGCTGTAGCACTTCCTGCAGCAAGGCTAAGACCTAAAAGCCTTTGTGGATGAGCAGTACTAGATTGTCCGTCACTAGTAGCACTTGAACCTGTTGCACCTGTAGCTATATCAGTTACTTTTGCGTCTGTTTGAAACATGTTAACTCCTTTGTAAAATGGGGAGACCGTAGCCTCCCCTAATTTATTTAAGCACTAGTTGCTATTGGTGATGTTAATGTTTCCGCTTTCCATGTGGAATTAGTGCCATCATCACTAAGACAAGTAAGTTTAACTCTTGAATTAACAACTGTAGAATTAGGTAAAGTTAAAGTGTCTCCTGCAACATCAGTTGCTGGATTAGCCGCAGTACCACCCATAAGTTGTAGAGCTGCATACCAGTTTGAAACACCTGCTCCTGGTAAAACAAAAGTAACTGTTGTACCTGCACCTACAGCAGTAGTAACAATAAATTCATATGTTGTTCCTACATTTGCAGTACTCAATGCTGGCATATTAACTATAATATCGCCAGTTCCATCTATTGTAAATAATGTTCCTGATTCTGCTCTAGTCAAAGTATCAGTAACTGCAGAACCAGTATTAAAAGTTGAATCATCTATTGTTTGACGAAAGTTCGGTCTCGTATCATAGACAGCTTCAACTGTAATTGCACCAGTTGTAGAATTTTTGGTAATTGATGAAAAACCATTTTCCGATCTAACTGGTCCGTTAAAAGTTGTGTTAGCCATTTTATTTTATCCTTTGGTCATATAGACCTTTTGTCATGCTGTCTCTATATCGTCTGCCTAGTCAGTCGACATGACTGTTAATTGCTAGGGTAAAAGGGGGCACCTTTAACAATGCCCCCCTTAGTATTAGCTAGGGTTTGCACCCCAAACGCCACGCCAGTCAGACCAGCCGAAAGAATATCTTTCTCTGGACTTGTAACGAACGTTTCCAGTTTCGAAGTCACCTTCCATAGAAGTTGAAATTGGAGTTCTGCTAAAGAATTTCATCGCGTTTGGCGAATCAGTTCTTAGGAACCAATTGTTTGTATCACTGAATCTGTGATTTACAAAGTACCCTTCAGGAACCATTCCCTTAGATACGATTGCATTCACATCGTTATCAGCAGTACCAACTCTGTATGGTGATGCCATTAGTCTTTCTGCCACAAATACTAATTGTCTTGGAATGTGTAATGATTTAGCTTGAAGAGCCACTGGAATGTCTCTATCATCGGTAAATCCTGCGATTCCAATTAGTGCAGTTTCCATAGAAGTTTCGGAAAGTTCTGCTTGTGTTGTGAAAGTATTAACGCCTGAAGAACCACTTTGAAGTGGGTGAGCAGTAGTACAAAGTACCACGCCATCTCCGCCTGTATAACTAGAGTTGAATGCTCTGTTATAGACAGCAGCGCCTTTTGTTTGTTTAGCAGCAGCCATAGAACGGGCTAGTGCTTTGGTTAATCTGGTAGATAGCTTGTCATACAAGTTGTCTTCCATTGCTTCCTCAGTAATTGCGAAAGCCATAGCGACAGTTTCGTTTGTATATCTTGCTGTCCAACCTTCACCAGTATCTTCGTATGATATAGGTGCGCCTTCAAATTTAACAGAAGCTTCTCCAAAACCTGGAAATAATACTTCTTCTTCGAAAGCTCTATTAGATTTTTCTTCCTCGAACAGTACCGCTGCTTCATTTTCGTATCTGTTATATTCAGTTCCGAAAATTGCGTGCAAGCCAGGTACTAATTCTTTAAGGAGTTGTGCTCTTGATATAGCCATAATTTAATTCCTCTCTAAGTTAGACCTGTATTACCTGCGGCGTTGCCCCAGAGGTGAGTGTTAATCTTCACTAGAATATCCATAGCAGTTCCAGCAGAAGTATACGACCCATCAGGTGCTTTCGCACTACCTAAAAACTGTAGTGGAAAACCCTGTGTGGTATTTTCTGTGCTAGAATCTGCTACAAGACCACTCTTGTGAGTAACTGCTGACCCTGTAGGGGATGCGACAATCTGTACATTATTACCAACCATAGTTGCAGCTAAAGCGGTTGTATCTTGATCCGCCTGTATTTTAAAAATACAGTAGGGATCGTCATAGACATAAGCTTTATATTGAGCTGCAGCAACTGTGCTGGCAGCAATAGAACGTACAAATTTAACATCACCTGAGGAGTTATCGACATACTCTGCTCCGTAAAAAGCGCCGATTACAGTTCCTGGGGAAGCCCCACCCATGTCAGTAACTAATAAACCATTAGTTAATGTGCATAAGTCACCTTCAAAATAAGCTGAAGGTGCAGTAGCTGCAATACGATATCCGTTTCCGTCACAGTAGTTATTAGCTCTAACAGATCCACCGTCACCATTTCTGACTGGTGCTAATCCATATCCTGCCATAATAATCTCCTTATTGCAAGTTTGTTAATTATACCAAAATTATCTTAGAGCCGATAAAAATCTACTCCTCAAACTTTGGCAATCCTCGTCCGCTTCCTTTTGAAATTGAAGAAGACGATTCATCTTTCACTGGCATATTAGGATTTTGGTTTCTCATATAGTCTTTGCTATACGCCTGTCCCATTCTTTCTGCTTGATCTTCGTAGTACTTCTTTTTCTCAGCAACAAATTCCTTAGTATTTTTCATAAGGATTAAGTCGCCCGATCTAATTGTACCAGCGTGCTTGCCAGCAGACAACACATCAGCATGATAGTCTTTTCCCAATTCCTCAGGTTTGACTGGTTCATATCCTTCGCGCAGTCTTTCGTGAACATTTAAATCATCGGGGTTATTCAATAATTCATGTCTAACCCAAATATATTCCATGCCCTCTTGTTTAGCCTTTTCAGGAATATTCAACCTTTGTTGAGGTTCCCAAGGCTTGTTTCGAGTTGCCGAAGCCCGAATCTTACGGCTGGTTCTAGTTGCTTGTGTCATATTAACCTCCCGCCTGTTGGCGTACTTTTTGGCGCGCATAATCTTGCAAGCTTACACCTAATCTATTCGCCATGTCAACTTCAGTCTTAGTTAACTTGACTTGGTTTTTGCCTATAGCGGAGCGCGTTCCGCTTATAACTGTAGGAATCTTTTTACTCCTTGTATTTTTGAATCGTTCAGGAAATTCATCCCGAATCCTTGAATCAAGTTCACTATAATATTCATCGGGACTAGTATTGGGGAGAATACTCTCATCAATAAGTTCCTTATGAATTACCATAGCGGCTTGAGTCATGATCCTGTCCTTCGTAGAAGTACTGCCAAACCATTCATTCCTTTTCTGCCATTCCAAAGCCTTGCGGTCTGGAGCGGCTGAAGTAGGAGCTGCCTGTGATTTAGGTTTTTCCTTACGTTTTTCAGAATCAGATTCTGCTCTCATCTTATATTGACGAGCCACTAAATTTTCCGCCTTTACAGAAGCCAAAGCGTCTTGTGCTTTTATTTCAGCATCTATATCACCAGATTCTTTAGCAGTTTTCAAAGCACCTAAAGATTGCTTCTCCTGACTCTTCAATCTATCAATATATTGATTAATTGCATGTAATTCTGAATCCTTAGATCGAGATGTCAATGCATCCCTTTCTTGAACCCAAGCTTGTTCTTTCGAAGAAAGATCCTGAAGCCTGGCTTCTAATTCCTTTTTTTCTTTAACAAGTCGCTTTATCCGTTTTTCAGCGCGCTTGCCAAATACCTTTTTATCTTTGGATTCTTCTGCATCTTCAGATTTTTCTATTTCCTCTTCTTCTTCAACTTCAGATTCCTCTTCAGCTTCTTCTTCTGATTCAATAGTTTCTTCCGATACAACTGGAGCCTTGGTATCTTTAGGCTCTTCAGACTTGACTTTCGCCTCATCTTCAGATTTTTCGTCTGGAAGTTCTACAACTATCTCTTCTTCATCAAGTTGTTCTTCCCTTTTATCTTCGTCTATCATATAGACCTCCTTCGGTTGCGATCCGCGTTTTACGCTTATGTGATATATTCTACACTATATATAAATTTTATGCAAGTCTACTTAGCGGATATTTTATCAGGGTCAGGAACAAGAGCTATTACTTCATCATCATTTATAATGGAATAATCTTCTCCCTCATATTTAAATTTAAGTCCTACATATTTGCCTGTCAATATCCAATCATCCTTTTTACACCAAACTGTGGTGGATCTATCCATGCCCAGATAGCATTCTGGACCCATATCCACTACTTTAGATATGACGCATGAAAATTTAGCCGCCGTTCTTGATTCATCAGTTAGGATAATACCACCTCTTGTTGTATTAGATACCTCTCTTGGCTTAATTAAAAGCCTGTAACCCGTAGGTTTCGGTAATTTATTTGTCATTGTCGAATAATGTCTCCTGTTTGTAAAGATTTTTATGTTCATCTCTTACCCTGGCTTTCATATCCTCCAGGGTATGAGCAATTCCTAACATGTACTTATATGTGGGAAAATCTTCAGCGCCAGGACCTGCTATCTGATCTTTATTGACCTGAATAGCTTCATCCAATACTTTAAGTAAATTAGTTTTTAATGTATGTGCATCCATTGTATCTCCCGTAAGTAATAATAGTTATATTTTCTTAATATTAATGGCCGTATCTTTTCCTCGATTTTCACCGATTTCATAAGATATAGCTTCTCCTTCTTGTAGTGTATCAATGCCTGCTTCTTCCAAAGCGGACACATGAAGGAATATATCTTTTCCTTCTTTTTCGTTTTGTATGAATCCATATCCTTTTCTTGGATTGAACCATTTAATTTTTCCGTTTATCATTTTAGTATTTTAGTTTCCTTTATAAAAAGGGGGCACTTTTACATGCCCCCATGTTGTTTATTTAATTT